AAGTACCATCCCACCTGATTAATCATTGGAGCTGTTTACCCCAACAACTTTGATGCTCGTGAAACATCATGGCCTCAGGTGGGCAACTCACTATTTGTTCTCTCTTGCTCTATTATTCACAGATAGAATGGAGAAGTAATTATCTATAAAGAATCTACCTCGATCTGGTCAATAACAATGATGTCATATCATATTATTGAACAAGATCAAGGATCAGATTCTGATCTTCCCTAAGAAACTTAGTTTCATAGGAAAAAGTAGATAATTGATCGAATAGGGGAACAGAATCAGGTAATGGACAATAAATACCATTATCTTTAATTCTTACCTCTTTTCCATCAACTTCTTCAAACCATTCTGCAATATTTTCTGTTAGATCCAAGTCACAAAGTGTAGACGGATAATTAGTTAAAAGGTTGCAGTCAATGAAGATCTCCCTTAGCTTCTCCCAATCAAGGGATAAACCGGGGAGGTCTTTCAAATTACTGCCCTTCCACTCCCAGGGATTAATCTCTGAATCAGCTAGAATTTGTTCAAATAAATCTAGAGCGTGTTGGCGAGCCCTTTCGAGGACGAACCGACTCTTTCCAGATTGAACAAAGACATAGTCTATTTCAAAGAAATCTGAGGGTGGGAAATCTTTTATACTATATTTTCCGTTTTTTACAATGGAATTAACATGATCTCTTGTCTCAGGGGGAAAGTCTTCTTTGACCTTCTTCCGAAACTTTGAAAACTCATAGTTAGTTAGGTCAACTACTCCCTCCTCCTCCCTTTCAGGTAAGAGGAGAGAACGTAGTTTATCCATAACATCCTTACCTGGAAGCAAAATCCTTTTTGCTGTATCTCCCCGAAGAACGGGGACTGGTACAGCACGGATATTTGTTCCAGGTAATAACTGTGAGTGATCAAATGATCGGAGAAGATCATAAAGATAAACCTCCTTCGCAAGACCAGGATCATATCGGATACCTGTATGTAAAGTATCGACCAAACCTAAACCTCCATGTTTTTTACAAAGATGAAGGGAACGAGGAGTTGAACGTAGGATTAATAAGTTCCGCTTAAGGAACTCATATTTAACCCAATCATCAACTCCCCAATAGAATTGGGTCTCTTCAAAACAATAGGCGAGACTTGCTCCCACACGAGTTTGGCATGAAACCTTACCCGTATGTAGCACCCGCCCTTGAAAGAAGAGTTGAGAATTTACAGTACAGAAATCAGGATCGATGAAATTTTTACCAAGAGAAAGGGAGAGACCAACTTGGGGAGCTTGCGCTTTCCAAGTATCAATCTTCTCCTTTTCACCCTTAGCAACGATATCATCACCATTGATTAAGTACGTATACTTATCAAAACCTGAATAAGAGACAATGTAATCATTGAGAAAACACAGTAGGGGAAAGCTTAAGAGCGATCCCATCAACTGACCTGAAGTCTGTTGAGCCTCTACCCCTCGAGGGTAGCGGATCTTATGACTTGAACATTCCCATCGAACCCAATCTTTTGTGGGCTGATGGTCGATCTCAGAGAGAATCCCTTCAATTAGGGCCTCTGTGACCGACATAGGAAAATTGTCCGTTGCGGCTGTGTAATCTCCAGAGAGCCAAAGAGTATCATCTAAAGTGTTACTCTGTATCTCCTGAATCATTTTCTCTATCCGATAAATCCACGGAAGTGTATCATTCTCAAACGACTCATGTTCTGACCATGGAGACTTAACTCCATCGGTTAGACAAAACTGAGGTTGTTCCGATAAATAGGTCCACAACGCTTTTTGGAAGGGTTGTAG